TACATCTTGAGTACCGTTATTCAAATAATCCTGGATATTATTTGTTTCCCACCAATGTTGAAGGCTGTCGTAGTCACCATCAGATACAAACTCTAGTTTTAGATCATATTGTCTTTTAGGACAATCGCTTGAACTACCTCTAAAAAAACTAAATGACATTTTTATAGTGGCTCCAGTTATTATCTCAAATAATGAATAAGTCCCATCTGGATTTTTTACGTCAACAGGATAAAATACCGTAGCGTATTTTTTTTGAGTTTTACTTTTAGTTACACTACTTATAGTGCCAGGTGCTAAAACATCAGAGGCATTAACTGTATTAACATAGAAATTATTAGGTCTTAACTGCATGTATACACCTGCTGGGATCGGAACTTGAGTTCCAGCACTTGTTCTTATAGGTAAGAAGTCAGGTTCTTTTGCTTCTTTATCTAAAACTTCCGCTACAATCAATTTATCAATAATACTTATAGCATCTTTTTTTACAATTAACTTATCTCCAGTTTCTACTTTTTGTGCATTCTCACCTTGAAGTAGAAGCCATATAGACCCATCAAAAGGATCTTTATAGGCCCTATTTGTATAAATTGTATTATAAATTTCCTTTGAAGGTTTTATAGCAAACTTAAATCTAGTAGCCCATGATGGAGCTTTTTGCTCAGACGGAATTACAACCTGTATGCTATTTTTTTTCTTAGAAACAGAAGGTGGAACATAAAGGCTATTAAAAGCACTAGATTGTGGAGTAGATGATCTATTAAAATCATCCATATAAATAATTCCTACAGAATAATCTCTATTGCTATGTAGACTTCTAGAAGCCTCACTATAAAAGAATGATGCCTCAGCATCAGACATATTTAATAATTGTATAGCATAACTTAAACCTGGATTAGACTTATCTCTAACCCATTGTATTGCAGGTATTTGAAGATCTATGTAATCCTCAGTTAAAGATGATGATATCCTCACTGGATCAGCAGCAGCATCTATACCTGATTGATGTTTATAATAATTAAGACTGTTTGATACGTTAAATATAGAACTTGGTAAAGAAGCATTAATAACATCTGTTAAAGTGTCTCCATTACCTGCATTATCAAATAACTGAATATTAGATGCTATACCGATTGCCTTTTTAAATTCAGAACTAATAGACATCTGATACACTGATGAATAATCTTTATCAAGTACAAACGAAAAATTAATAGGGACGACAAATGTTGGGTTTGTAAGTGAACTTCCTGAAATCCATCCACTATGAATCAAGTTAAAACTCATGGATAATAGTGCACCTTTTTTTAATTCAATATTACTACCAAATGTTATCCTTAATTTACTATCATATGCATATCCACTACCGGTCCATGTATAATTTGAAGACCTAGTAGATGTTGACAACTCAGTTACGCTTATATCAGTAGATATCAAATTTGTGGAAAAATCAATCCTAACGTCTTCTCCTAAGTCATAGCCCTCAACATAATTGCCATACATAAGCCTATTGCCTATAATGGTTTGTGCCTTTGCTAATCTTGGAACATTATCGTATAGCCTTAATATTTCATAATCAGGAAGTACCTTGCTAATTTTATTACCATCAAAAATATATTCATACTCAGTATCATCAGTAAGTCCAAGATTTTCTTTATTTATAGTCTCAGCAACTTTGATAATATTGTTATTCATATCTTTAAATATGATATCAATAGCCTCTATTAAAGGGCCTCCTGAGTTGTAAGTTACCTTTGCTGCATTATAAATATTCTTCATCCCACTATTACTCATAGTAGACGTGTCAAGCTCGAAACTTGAATTTAAAAAAACTGGTGGCGAGAACTGAGATATTGCTGAATATTGGTTCCCAGCGTATTTATATCTAACAGCAAAGCATATAAACCTATCCTCCAAAAAGTTTTTATCAGAAGAAGAAATAAAACCATCTACAGAAGGAGATGTGTAATAAGGCTTTTTAATTACAAGCAACTCCTCATTAGTAATACCGTCTTTATAATTAGGGATTGAAATAAGTGATGGTCTTGCATATGACTTAGTTATATCTATAACTCTTGGTTGATTGTAGTCATCAGTAAAAAATAAAAAGTTATCTATTAAGTTAACTCCATTTATAAGATATAGCGGATTGAAGTTTAGTACAGTGTTTTCACGTCCACCATCATCCATTGATACTACATGATATTTTAATGCACTAGTTTTTACATTAAAAGAAACGATCATGTCTATTTTACGAGTAGCTCCAACGGCAAAACTAGGATCATGTACAAACCAAAATATAGTTTCATTTTTACTGTCTGATATAGCCTTTAAACATCTAGCATCAGAACTTAATGTATTGTTTAGATAGCTTAATGTAGTTATTTTAGAATTACCTAACAAGTTTTCTACACCACCATCCGTAGATTCATCAGCAGATGTTATGCGAACATTCATAGCATCTATGTAAGACCCATTCTGAAGAAGTCTTTTGCTAGATGACTTGTCCATCATCCCTGCCATGAAATGCCTTTTATCAGCCCCCATTATTTAATCCATTTATCACGACCTCTAAGGTCCATTAATAATCTATCTGGTTTGATATTACTAATTCTTATCTTAGCATTATTTAGAGATGCCCAAGCAGCTTTTCTTTTCCTTGCTACAATATACTCTTGAACTCCAAGCTTACTGTCTAGTATTGCGTATTCAATTGCTAAATAAATATGCTTCTCAAATAATTTATTAACAGATATCAACGATTCATCTCCAGACTCCATTCCGTCAGTTACATATTCCATTATACATTTCTGACCAGACATGCTTGAATCGAAATTAACTACACCTGCTTTCTTATCTATCCTGAATGTTGGATTTACATTAGCTCTACTTGTTTCTAAGCCAAATCTACCTGAAAAATTATAGTCAAAATACCATCTACCTCCATGTTCATACCCCATCATACCGCTGAACTGACTATTTTCATTCATATAAAGGCTCTTTTTTGTGCCTGCAATTCTCTCTAAATCTATGTCTGAATCAGATGGTCTAAGTATTTCACCGTCTTGATCAAATAGAATTGAACAATTTTCGTCTTGAAGGAATGCATCAGCTGAAATTATTTGTCTATTTTCAGATAGAGGCATTAACACACCATCTCTATAAACTGATATCCTAACCCAGTTTACATAATCACTAGGCAATATAAATCTAAGAGATGAACAAACATCCAACTCTAGTGCTTTAACCTCTTTAAAAGCATCGTAGTTAAGCTCTTGTATTGCTCTTTTTGCGTGAAACACAACCTTATGCCTGGATATATTATTTATAAGCTGGTCATTACCAACATACATATTCATAAAGTTGTTTACAATTTCCTTTAAAGGAACATATTGATAAGATCCCCAATTAGCATTGCTCGGAGAATTTCCGGCATTTGCATAATATTGATATTGACTTAGATATGCCATTAGCTATTTTTTTCCATTAAATCAGCAGCTTCTCCTGCTCTTACATATTGAACAACATCAGCCTCCCTTATTGATAGACCTGTATACTGAAGTATCTTAAATATTAATTTAGTATAATATTCACTTGGTAATTCAAAATCATGGTAATCATTAGCTGAAGCATTAAAAATCGGCTCACCACCACTTAAGCTAACAAAAGTCCATTTTGGATCTAGTGGGAATCTAACGTACTCAGCCTCTACTGCACCATCTACATTTATAGTCTCAGGAAACATAGTTAGCTTAGTACCTTCTATATAATGAGCAGGGAATACCTTAGTTGGTAAGCTTAAATTAGAAATCTTAAGCATCTCCAACTTAGACTTACTTATGTAATCAGAAGTATTTAGGAATGTCTTAATAGCTCCATTTACATCATAAACCAATATCTCATTTATTTTGTAAGACTTGCTACCAGTTGTTGCTAGACTAGGCATATCAAATATATTATCAGTATCTCTGTTAAGAGTTCTAGTTACTGTAAATATATCTATAGCTTCTTCTATAGCTCTTCTCATATCAGCTTCTCCAGTCCCTGACATCCTTCTATTCTCCATGTTTATTACATCCTTGTAGTTTTCGAAAAGACCAAGGAATATATCCATCTGGGACATTTTGGCGTACTCATTAAAGTCAGCAACGGGAATAGATCCGTAGTTATGCTTATTTAATAACGCAAGAACTGAATTTCTAACAGAATCTATCATGCATTAATATTTTTCACAAAGATAAAAAAAAAGCCCTCACGATATGTGAAGGCTTTAATGTTCTAGTTATACTAAGAATACTATGCGTTTAGAATACTAGTAACAGCTTTAGGCAATTTAATTTCGTAAAATGGATTTTGCCAAGAAGTTGTAAGGGCCTCTTTTATAGAGTCTACAACTTTAAGATACACGTCTGAACCTACTTGGGCAGCAGTTGTAATAGTGGTTGCAGTTCCATCATTGTACTTAACAACAACAGCTGTAG